CTTGCCATATCATAGTGATATTAAAACATTACCAGTATTTACTGAAAACGTAGTTGCTAGCGGTAGGGCTAGAGTTAAAAATATTAACCATGCTTATATACGTGTGTATAAATCTAAGGGGTTATTGTGCGGTGCTAACGAGGAAAATCTAGTAGAGGTTAAACAAAGAACTACAGAAAGCTATGGTCAATCAACTAGGCTAGCATCAACGGAGGAGCGACTAATGTTAGTACCGTCATGGAATGATAACGGACAAATACTAATTAGGCAAAAAGACCCTCTGCCTCTAACCATAATTGACCTAACACTAGAAGTAGTTTTCGGAGATTAAAATTTGAAATACGTAAAAAAACCATTGCCAGTAGAAGCAAAAAAAATAGATTTGGATAAAAAAGCGTTTACATTCATGGATAAAAACTATCCAATTGTTTCTAGTCGTTTAGGCAAATACCTAGAGATAAAAACTATCGATGGTATTATGCGAGCTAGGCATGGCGACTATATAGTTAAAGGAGTTTTTGGCGAAGTCTATCCTGTCAAAAGTTCTATATTTGAAAATACCTACGTGAGATACAAAAAATGAAAACCGGCATATCAACTGAAATGAATAGCCCCTATCAGTTTTTAACTGGTTTCGGGGGTGGAACATTAGATCAGAAAATGGGAGCGTTAGGTCTAGTAGCATCGATAACTGGAATGTTAGGCGGTGCAATGAGTGGCTATTTCGGAGTTCAGTCTGAAAAATTAAAGCTACAGGGGCAACGCTCCTCTTTAGAATTTCATTCAAAAATGAGTGCGTTAAATGCTGATATGCTAGAGCAACAAGCGTGGTTAGTTTATGAGCAAGGGCAACGCCAGTCGGGTATGGCTACATTAAAAGCAGGGCAGGTTAAATCGACTGCTCGCTCAATGATGGCATCTAATAATTTAGCATTAGGTTCGGGAACTACTGCGGAGGTGCAGGCATCAAATGAATTGATGAAAGAGGTTGAACGTCTATCTTTAAATGCTGAAACCGTTAGAGCTGTTGAAGCGACACGTATGCAAAAAGTTGGTATGCAATCCAACGCATCATTGCAACAAGTTAGTGCTGATAATATCGGCAGAACAGCACGAGGCATGTCGGGGTGGACGAGTGCATCTGCATCATTACTATCTGGGTTTGGCAGTGTTGCTAATTCTTGGGGAGCTAGTAGAAAATATAGTTTTCTAAAAGCAAAATAGTGTATACTTGAGAGAAATAGCAAACTGCCGAACAGGTGGTTGAGTGTATAATGCAGATGACTTTGTATGTCCTGCTGTACAAGCGGTTATCGTATATTGTTATTTACTGGAAATTTTCCGCCGAACAGGTGGTTGAACGTGGTA